TTAGGATAAGAAGAGTAGTTGAGGAAGCATATAGGAGGGGATTTTAGGTGACTAAACAAGAGTTTATTAATAAGGTTGAAAAAATAGATAAGCCATCCATTATTATAACAGTAGTTTTATTACCAACGGGGGCTAAAGAAGTTATCGTAAATCATGAGTTTATTACTCAAAAAATAGAATATATTTTAGAGGCATATGATGATGATTTAAGATTGTTAAAATGTAAAGATATAAGGATATTGGAGCTGATTATATTATGATAGGCCAAATTGTAGAGGCTTTAATTGCTGAGTTATCGGAGATAATGCCAAGTTTTTCTCAGCTTCCTTTAGCCGATACGGCTTACCCATTTGCGGTTGTAACAGAGACTATAACCAGCAAAGGTAAGCCTAAGTTTTCAGGAAACTTTATTATTGATATCTGGGATAATAAGTTAAATGATACATATTTCGATTTAGATACATTGGCCTTAAATCTTTATAATCTAGTGGTTATAAAGAATAAATTTTTCTTCTATGGGTCGTGGGAAGTAATACAAAATATACCGACTCAGGAAGAAGGATTGACCAGACATCAAATAAGAATGGAGGTAAGCGGATGGGTGAATACAATCCGGTAGTAGAAAAAAGACATATTTACATGTTAAGTAAAATCCTAGATGACGTGGGCTTTAAAATGAAAGGCACTACACAAGAAGAAATTGGGCTTGATATGGTAGGTAGTATAGTTAGGGGACTTTGGAAAGCTGAGAAATCAGTAGACGCCTTAATATGTGATGTGTACGGTCTTACTGATATTAAAGGCCTAACAATTAAAGAGTATATTAAATCTATTACAGCAATCATAAAGAATCCGGATTTTATAGAAGCCTGGGAAGAACTAACAGGTGGGCTGAATTAGATTTTATATATTCTCGGTATGCCCAGGCAGATAAAATACTGTCTATGCCGCCAAGTGAGGCTGACGCTATTATAGACGCTGGATATAAGGCGATGTGGGAGGAAAGATGTTGGCAAAAGTGGTTGAATGAGAGTGGGGCAGAAAAAAGCTATAGTGACTACCAGCGTGAGTTTTTTGAGCCTAAAAGCACTCCAGACCTAAATAAATCCCTGGAAGTAGCCAGGGAAATTAAGAGAAGGGAGGAGGAAGCTAAGAAATGAATTTATTTCAATTAGTGGGAGATGTTACGCTAAGATCTGCGGAGGCATTAGCAGGCCTTAGCAGAGTAGAGAATGCGGCGACTAGAACAGGGACAGTTTTTACAAACATGGGAGCAAAAGCAACGGCGGCGGGTACAGCTATGACAACTTTTATAACTCTACCAATAGCCGCGGCCTTAGGTTATTCTATTAAGTCCGCAAGTGACCTTAACGAAACAGTGAGTAAAACTGAGGTAGTATTTAAGAGTAGTTCTAAAGAGATACTAGATTGGAGTAATGGCACTCTTAAGAACATAGGTTTAGCAAAGTTATCGGCTTTAGACATGGCCGCTACCTTTGGGGACATGGGTACATCTATGGGACTTAGTACCAAAGAGGCTACTTCTATGTCTAAAGGTCTTGTAAATTTAACGGGAGACATGGCCAGTTTTAAGAATATAAAACCGGATGAAGTACATACAGCGTTAACCTCTGTATTCACCGGGGAGACGGAGTCTCTTAAGCGTCTCGGTATTGTAATGACCGAGACTAATTTAATACAGTTCGCTAAAACCCAGGGTATAACTAAAAGCTATAAGGCCATGACCCAAGCTGAAAAAGTACAGCTAAGATATAACTATGTTACAGCTATGAGTAAAAATAGTATTGGAGATTTCCAGAGAACTCAAGCTAGTGCAGCTAACCAAATGCGTATCTTTACAGAGGGTATTAAGGAAGCGTCAACAAAAATTGGCGCGGTTTTGTTACCCACGTTCGTAAAATTCGTAAATTTTGCGAACAAATTACTTGACGCTTTTATGAAGTTATCTCCAAAACAACAAGAGTTTATTGTTAAGCTGTCACTAATAGTGGCAGCAATAGGGCCTATTATTTTGGTGTTAGGTAAGTTTTCAATGGCTATTGGAGCTATAGTAACAATTTTTGGTACACTAGGCCTTACGGCATCCTTAGTTATAGTTGGGATAACTGCACTAACTGGGGTTATAGCTGCGGTTATTATTAAGACCTATGGGCTTAAGACTGTTTTAGGTGTTCTTACAGGGGCATTTAATACGGTGAAAGCTAGGGTTAGTGAGTTCTTTACTTTATTAAAAGCTGGTGGGAACCCAATACAGCTTATAATCTTTGAGATCGCCAGATTTATAGGTATAAATACAACATTAGGCCAGGCCATTATAAAAGTAAGGGACGGATTTAATGTAATGGAGGCGGGCATTAAAAAGGCAGTTACCCAGATATGGAAGACAGCTAGTAAAATATTCGCCGATTTAAGGACAGTACTTGAGCCATTTTTTCAACAAATAAAAGACAAAGTTATACCGCAAGTTATTGGTATGGTTAGCGAATTAACCCAGTTATTTGGGGCTATTGGAAACGCGGTCGCTAAGACAGTTAAGTTTATAGAGCCTATTTGGTCTGGTTTTTGGTCATGGGCTAAACCTATTGTTACCGCGGCATTAAATGTAATAGTTAGTGTTGTAACTTATACATTTAATACTCTTAAGAATATATTTAGACTTGCAAGACAAGTATTAACCGGAGATTGGAGCGGTGCTTGGAACACTATTAAATCTATTTTAAGTGGTGCAGTAGGTGTTATTAAGAGTATCTTTAGTAACTTATTCAGTGCGATATCTTCAGTTGTAAAAAGGATTGTGAATACGGTAGTTTCGGACTTTAGAAACTTAGGGTCACAAGCGGTTAATGTTATATCAAATTTAGGATCAAGCTTATACACTGCGGGTGCGAATGCTATAAATATGCTATATAAGGGGCTTAAGTCTAAAATTAAGGCCATTAAAAATATAGCAAAGGAAGCAGCGGACGCCATAGCGTCATTCTTAGGGTTTAAAAGTCCTACTAAAGAAGGCGAAGGCCGATATGCAGATACGTGGATGCCTAATCTAATGAACATGTTAATTGATGGGATTAATAAGAATAAAGGTAAACTTGCAATGGCTGCTAAAGATGTTTCGAAGATGCTTAGTTTTGAGGGGACTTCGGATATGAGTTATAGAACCACAATAGGTAGGAGCATAAGTACAAGCCCAAAAAATATAGTATTGCAGATTAATAATCCTAAAGTCTTTGATACTAAGGATATTGACAAGTTTATGAACCCTGTAGTAAATAGGCTCAGAAGATTGGGGGTCGGTACGGTATGAGTACCTTGACGATAGGTGGGACACTTTGTACCCTTCTAGAAGGGTGGAGTGTGTCTTATAAAAGAAAGCACAGAGCCACATTTTCAGGAACTATTTATTTTACAACGGAGTCCATAAGTTTCGGTGATGATGTAGTTCTTATGGATGGAGCTACTCCGATCTTTGTAGGAGTTCTGAAAGGCCTCTCTAAATATGATCCATTTGAAACTAGACAAGTTTTGTATATGGATATTGAAGCGGATGATAATTCGGCTATTTGTGATAGAAGAGTTATAGCCGCGGCGGTAGAAGCTATGACGGCCGCGGATGCAATTACAACTTATATACTTCCAGTCTTAATAGACGAAGGAATAACCGCGGGTACAATCGACGCTGATTTCACTATAACTAGGGATATATGGAGATACTATAAAGCTAGTGAGTGCTTAGATAGATTAGCAGATATTAACGTCGGGTATTTCTGGTATGTAGATAATGATAGGAAACTACATTTTCTCCATGGAGATAATGCGCCGGCGGTTAATTTAAATTCTGAAGTTGATTTTACAGGGTTTAGACCTACTAGAGGTATGGATGTATATAGAAATACCCAGTATGTTATTACTCCGGAAGTCCGGACGACTCCACAATACAATGAAATAGCTAGCCCCGTAGCTGACGGGGCGTCGAGGACATTTACAACTAGATTTCCGATTGCAGAAAAGCCATTGTATTTTTGGACTACACAGGATTATTTTGCTGGAACTGTAGTCTGGGATGCTGTAGACCTTGCAGATATTGGGGTTAACGGCTACGACGAGGACAAAAAATGGTATTGGTCTTATAACAGCTCGAGTATAACTCAAGCTGATACTGAGACAGTACTACCGGAAGGTGGAGCAGTAAAAATATCCTATATAGGACTTAGAAAAGCTGTCTTAAAGATTACAAATCAAGCTGAAATAAACGACAGGAAACTAAAAGAAACCTCATCAAGCGGTATATATGAAGATGTGGAAGAGATAACGGGTATGGATGACTTTTATGCTGCTACTCAGTACGCTAAAGCCATATTGTCTAAATACAGTGAACTGAGTGACAAATGCGAATTTGAAACCTATGATCCTAGGTTTATTCAGGGGTCTAGAATACATATTGACTTACCATTTTTTGGAATAACAGCTTCATATTTAATAGATACAATTATGATTACCCAGGAAGACCAGCTCGTTAAGTATTCTATAACCGCTTTAGATAGTGCTAGTATAGGGGAGTGGGAGAAATTTTTCTTTGATATATACAAGGCACAAAGGAAAGTAGTCTTGAATGAGGATGAGATCCTAACTTTCATAAACGGGATTGATGAGCCTATAAATATTACTGATAATTGGGTAGTTGAAATACACACCGGTTGGACGTTGCCGTTTACATTGCCGGTTAGTCCAATGGGTACAGTTATACCAGGGGGTGTAATATGATAAAAGAAGGACTAGGCATAAAAGAAGAATTGAGTATAAAAGGCACATTTAAATTTATATTAAAGGAAGCTAAGAAGCGTGATATAGTACAGATTCAAGAAAATACAATAATGAAATCTCCATTATATGGACTTATAAATACATTTTTGGGGTACTCTGTGGACTTAAGTGTCCAAAGATGTGCGGTAGGTACCGGTACGACTCCGGTTTTAGTTACTGATACGATACTGGACGCTGAATATTATAGAGTGTATAGAACGGATCTATACCGTGATAGCTATACGATGTTTAGTGAATTTATATTTACTAAGTCCGAGGCTAACACTACATTAACCGAAGCAGGAATTTTTCTTAATGCTGCTACTTGTACATCGTCTCCGGACACTGGGACGCTATGGAGTAGAGTATTATTAAGTCCAGCTATAACTAAAACATCGGCACAAGAGCTTGTAGTACAATATACAAACATTTTTTCGAGGGGGTGATAGTATGTTAGCACCGAATAAATTGCCATGGCAGGCATGGAGTACCGGGGACACGATAACAGCTACTATCTGGCAAAATTTATATGATGCTGCTAAGAATGCAGATAAGAAACCGAGTTCAAGCCAATTTCTTAAGGACTATTGGTATTTAAGGAACTGTAAAGAACTCCTTTATGGAGATGACTATACAGCGGCGTTAAGTGGAAATACTACACTTAGTATTGATTCTACTTTAGCGGTTTTAAATGATACTGGGGTTAAATGTTTAGTTAATTCCGCGGCTACTTCATTTTACAATGGATTTTATAAGTCTGGGTTATCCTGGGATTTATTAAGTTTTAACGACGGATCTACCGCGACGAGTGATCAAGTTGCCGGAGTTATAGCTTTCTATATCTCCGATGTTTCTAAGTTTACTAATTTATATCTTCAGCTAGGGTCTGACTCAAGTAACTATTATAGTGCTTCTTATAGTTCTGGAAGTCTTCAAAACGGTTGGAACCTTAAGGCCTTTGGTCTCTCTAGTTTAGGGACAGTTGGGAGCCCACCGGCTTTTGATAGCATATCGTATTTTTCAATGTATACTTATAATAATGTTAGCGGACTGAATTCATATTTGATATTAGACCATTTTATGATCATGAGAAATGATCCCGTTGACGGTAATCCATATAGTTTACAGCAAAGTAACGGTATTGCGTCTCCTGAAACGTGGACTGATGATATAGATAGATATGGTTTTTGGTTTTCCCAAGCTGAGGACACGGCTACTAACTGGGGGAGAAGTGGGATAACTCGGATTACGTCTACAGTTACTTTAAGGGCGTTTGATATAGATGCCCAGTTACATAGGAATTTTTATGCTAAAGTCTCTCTAGCATGCAAAAATGCAGGGAAAACGATGTCTATTGTCTGGTATGTGGATTCTGATAATTACATAGAGGCTTATGTTGACAGCAATACTTTATATATTACTAGAGTGGCATCGGCTAGTAGTTCTACTAAATCCGTAGCCCTTGGGGCTTCAATTGTTAAGAATGCTCAAGTTGATTTATTCGCTTGGAAAGAAGAGGATCACTTTGGGTTTAGGGTTGAAACAATGGGAGTTACAAAAATACTCGAGCATAACCATATTAGTACAAGTGAGGGTTATGTTGCTATGGGACTTCCAGTAGCCGGGGCAATAAGCTTTGTATACAATTGGGAAGTTAGTCATAATCCATTCCAAGCTCAGGAAAGCTATGATTTAACTAAATACCCAATATTAGTTAAGAAAACCGCGGACTTGGGGAGGCTTAATACTACTACGGTAACAGATGATCCAGAGCTTAAATATATATTTACGAAACCGGGGACTTATAAAGTTGAAGGACATTATCACATTGATGTAGATTCGGATAGTTTAGAAGCCGGATTTAAATTTGCGTGGACTTTTTCCGGGACTGCTAGTTTTACACAAAGGGGATTAAATGGCCCAAGTTACTCGAATACTTCGCTTACTCAACACGTTTGTGCTGACTTGGGAACTGCATATGCCTTTGGTATAGACAGTGCATATAATTTCTATGGTGTCGAAGAATTTTTAGTAACGGTTACGGTTCCCGGAACTCTTACGTTACAGTGGGCACAACAGGAAGCCAGGCCGGCTATTACAACTACTTTGAAAAGCAGTTCTCATATAATAATAACTAAGATGAACGAGGTGTAAATTAAACAATGTCGACAATTAAAATAATGTGTGGATTACAGCTCCGCGGTAATCCCACATGGATTGAAAGAAACCGAGATAATGAGGTTATCATTTCAGCGGATGAACTTAGATATGTAGTCTATAACCAAAGGTTTTGGCCTGATGGTGAAAGGCTGATGTGGGGAATAAGGGACGTAATGTTGAAATATTTTTTAAGGCAAGGGGTTAACATAATTATTGATGAAACAAACACGACAAAATGGCAAAGGAAGCCTATTATAGAGCTGGCTAAAAAAGCCGGGTATGTAATAATAGGCTATTTACTAGATTACGCTATGCATGAATGCATAGAGCGAACCGGTGAGGACAAGGAATTGTTAACACCGGTTATAGAGCGGATGCATGAACAATTTGAGCCACCTACACTAGAAGAAGGATTTGATAAAATACACGTGATAGGGGGAAAGACTTGACATATGTCAAGTCTTTTTATATAATTTATAGTAGGAGGGATGGACTATGAAAAACGAATTTATGAGAAACGAAAGATCTTTAGAAACTAGGATAAAGAGATTTACGGAAGCAAATGGAGGGCTACTTATTAAACAAAATCCTAATATTTATAGGGGAATTCCGGATAGACTTGTGATAACAAGCACCGGAAGAGTTTTTTTCATAGAAATCAAGGATCCAGATGGAAAAATCTCGGAGCTACAAAGGTTTTGGATCCGGAAGTTATTAAGTATCAACGTAGGAGCTTACATAGTTTATAACTTAGAACAGTTTAAGGAGGTGTGGTATGTACAAGATGCCAGATACGCCACTTTATAAAGTAGTAGAAATATTGAGGGACGTCTCAGGTGCGACGTTAACTACGTATCGTATGACTGAAAACGGATATATATTAGTTGATCTAGAGTGTTCTACTGTTCTAGATGAAATCTATTTAGTAGATAAATTAGGACTTAAGGAGGTAGAGAAGTGGCTAGAGATATAGAAGATATAGAAATGTTTGATTACCAAAAAGAGGCTGTGAAACAATTAGAGCGTAACCAGAGCTACGCTCTGTTTTTTAGGATGGGGAGAGGTAAAACTCTTCCTGTTTTAAAGTTTTTATCAGATTATATTATAGCACATAAGGGATCAAAAATCTTAGTTATAGCACCATTAGCAGTAGCTAGGGACACATGGCATACTGAAATTGAAAAATGGGGTTTTAACATTGATTATGTGCATGTATTAGGGAATAAAAAGCAAAAAGCTTTAAATACGAAAGCTAATTTATATATCACCAATAGAGAATCAGTAGTTTGGCTGCATAAAGTCGGATATCTTAATTGGGACATTATAGTTGTCGACGAGCTCTCAAGTTTTAAGGACTCAAAGTCCCAAAGGTACCGGTCACTTATTAAATTTAAGGCTAAGCGATTTATCGGCTTAACCGGAAGTCCGGCAGCTAATAGCTTAGTGGACTTGTGGCCACAAGCTAACTTAATAAAGCCCGGGGTTTTATTTAAATATAAAACTACTTTTTTGAAAAACTTATTCAATCCGGTCTCTACCATAAATCATATTGTTATCAAGTGGGAACCTAAAAAGTTTACTCGAGAGACAATATTTAAAATGCTTGAGCCGGTAAGTATGTATAAAGAATCTGTAGACGTGCCTACAGTGCACGTCGAAATACCGGTACAACTTAGTTATCCTAAGATGTATAAGAAGTTAGAGCAAAATTGTATACTAGAGTTTAATAATTTAACGGTAACTGCTATGAATCCGGCTATACTTAATAATAAGCTTCGCCAAATGGCTAGTGGGAATGTTAAAACTGAAGAGGGCTTAATGAAAGTCCATACAGATAAAATAATGGCTTTAAGTGAATTTATTGATAGTCAGCTAGGTAACAATGTTTTGATATGGTATGACTTTATAGCGTCAAAAAATGCCATTATAGATCTATTAGAATCCAGAGGTATTTCATATACCCTTAATGATGTAGAGGGGTGGAATAAGGGTTTATATTCGATTTTTTTAGCACATCCTAAATCATTGGGCTTAGGAGTGAATTTACAGCACGGTGGCCATGTTATGCTGTGGTACGAATTACCATATAGCTTAGAACTCTATGAACAGGGGTTAGCTAGAATGGTAAGGACTGGTCAAAAATATGAAGTAGAAATATTTTATCTACTGGTTAAAGATACTGTAGATGCTTTAGTCCTTAAAAAATTAAGGGCTAAAGACATGGATCAAATGGCATTTTTAAATCAATATTTGGAGGAAAGACAATGAGAATAGTAAGGTCTATGTGTTTATATTTAAATTGGTTTATGATCCCGGAGGCGAATATATCTATACTTCTTAAAACTGAGAAGTATATACAATTTAAAAGGCTGCATAATGGTGAAGTAGCTCTTTTATGCATAGTAAAACGGGAGTTTTTAAAACCATTTGTATGCATAACTTGGGATATACCTAGTGAAACTGAGGAAGCAAAAAAGATATTTAATAGCGAGGTGGTGAGGTTACTCCATGAATACAAAGCAATATAAAACAAATCAGGATATTAGAAATGCTCTAGCTAAGTTTAACTTAGGAAACTCAAGTAGCTTTTTAATGAAAGATTTGTATAAAAGTATACTTAGAACACAAAAAGTAAAATATGATTCTAAGGGTCTACCTATTAGAGGGGTTTCAAGGTCTTATGTGTCAAGTGGCCTTAAGTCCAGTAGTAATTTATTGGACTTACAGATAAATGAGGCCTTAGAATATTTAAGATCTCTGTTATAATAGTATTAACTGGGGGTTGATGCTATGACTATGATAGATAATATAAAAAAGTATAGATTAACAAGATACATAGATAATAAACGCCTAGCAAAGTTGCTAGGCGTTTCTTCTAGGGCGTTCGAAAAAATGTTAACTAATGATATGGACGTTAAAACCGCCATGGCGGAAGCGGATCAGGATATATCAGATACCATAAAGGCATCTATATATCAGAAAGCTATGGGGTATGAAGCTCAGGAAATTGAAATAATCTCATCTTATGATAAAGAAGGAAATCCAGTAAATAATAAATTAGGCCAACATATAAGTATAAAAATAACTACTAAACACGTTCCTGCGGATATGAGGGCTGCTGAAATGGCTTTAGCTAAACTAGATCCGAGTTGGGCTGAGGGCGGACAGGAGGTTATTATATATGATGATATCACCGACAGCGAAGACGATAAGAACGTCGGAACTGATAACACCGGCATTTCGGAAACCGTGGAAAAGTAAAGCACTATTTAAAGTATTAAAGGGCGGAAGGTCTAGCGGAAAAAGTACTATGGTTGGAACTAAGGTTCCATTAGAAATAATTCAGCATAAAGTTGATGCCCTTGTTATCCGTAAAGTAGCGGCCACATTAAAGGATTCTGTATACGAGCAAATAATTGATGGCATTGAGCGTTTAGGGCTATCCCATAAATTTAGATGTACTCTTAATCCATTAGAAATTAAGTACTTACCTACAGGACAGCGTATAATTTTTAAAGGGGCTGATAAACCGGAGAAAATAAAGTCTATAAAGAGTAAATTTCCTATAGGGGTCGTTTGGTTTGAGGAACCCACCGAGTTTAGAACCTATGAAGAGGTGGAGACTATAATAGACTCTATTGTTAGGGCTGAAGGGTACTATAGTATCTATTTTACTTATAATCCGCCTAAACGTAAATCAAATTGGGCAAATATGCAATTCAACACTCAATTTTTACCATCTAACACCGAAGTATTTCATTCCACTAGCTTTGACAATCCATACCAGGGTAAAGATTTTCTTGAGCGCGCGGAGGTATGGCGGCTTAAGAATCCACATTATTGGAAATGGAATTATCTTGGTGAGCCTATTGGCGGAGGAGTAGTTCCGTTTAGTAATCTTGAGTTCAGAAGGATAACAGATGAAGAGATATTACGTTTTGATAACATAAAACAAGGGCTTGACTGGGGATTTAGTGTCAATCCATTGGCTATGGCACGATGCCACTATGATAAAAAACATAGGAATTTGTATATATTTGGGGAAATATACGAAGTAAAAGTACATAACGGTATATTATCCCAAAGGATTAAAAAGCGTAAATGGAATGATACTTTAATAGTTGCTGATAGTGCGGAACCTAAGTCAATAAGTGACTTATGCTCCTATGGTCTTAAAGTAGTAGGTTCACGTAAAGGTGCTGGTTCTGTAGAATATGGATTAGAATGGCTAGATAGTTTAAATAGTATAATTATTGATCCATTTCGGTGTCCTCACGGTGCTAAGGAGTTTGAGGACGCCGACTATGATGTTGATAAAGAAGGGAATACAGTCCCAAGATTAGCGGATGGCGAAGATCACTTTATTGACGCTGTTAGATATGCCACTGAAGATATACAGCAAAATAAAGCTGAATTTTATCCTAAGGATAAGCCAGTTAGAAAATGGCGGTTTGGTGTATAATAAGGGGTAAAGGAGTGATCTTATGAATGCTGATAAGCCGATTACAAATACAGAGATAATTCAAAGTTTAATACAGTCCAACAATAGGACTAGTATGTCTACATGTATTAATTATTTTAATACAGACAATGAGTTGATAATGGCTAAAGAAACGAACGATTTTACATATACCTATAAAGTCCCGAGTGGATTTTATTCTGATATATGCCGACAGACTGCTAATTATGTGGTTGGTAAAAAGATAACTATAGAAGGACTTAAGAACGATAAAACTATAGATCCAAATGATTTTTTAACTGAGTTGGCTACAAATGCTGCAAAAATGGGTATAGCTTGGTTGTATTTATATGTAGAAGACGGGAAATTAAAGCACAAAGTAATAGACACTTATGAAGTATTACCTATCTGGGACACTAATTTCCAGGATGAGCTTGTACAACTTATCAGATACTATAAAGTTGAGGTGGTAACTGATAAAGGGGCTACGATACGGACAAGGGTTGAATGTTGGGATGCTGAGAAGGTTGTATACTATATTGAGGATGAAAAAGGGATTTTAGGGCTCGATTTTATTTTCGCCGTTGAAGCCATACAATACCATATTACTACTTCGAGTTATGTTTTAGATAATATAGTAGCTAAAACGGAGCAAGGTTGGGGTATGGTTCCATTTATACCACTTAAGTTTAATAGGGACTTAAGACCGGAGTTAACCACATCACTTAAGGCCATGATAGATGCATTTGACAGCAACATATCAGGATTCTTGGATAATCTAGAAGCTGTCCAGGACGCTATATTATTGATAAAAGATAGGTCTGCTGAAGAATACGAGGAGTTAATGTTTAAGATTAAGAAGTATAAAGCACTTAAGGTCGATGATACCGGAGACGCTCGGTATTTAGTACTTGATTTTCCCTTTGAGGCTAGAAAGATGAGCAAGGATGACCTTAAGGAACTGATATACGATTCGGCTAGAGCTGTAGATATAACTAAGTTAACTAAAGGGGGCGGACAGATAACTACTGCATTTATAGAGTCATTATTTTTTAAGTTAGACCAAAAAGGGGACGAATTTATAAAAAGAATTAATGAGTTTTTATATCTATTGTATGATTTTGTTAATATATACAGGACTAAAATCTCAGGAGAAGCTATTGAAGATGTAGAGGAGCTAAATTTTATTTACGACAAGAGTAGGCCGGATAATGTAGCAGAGAAAGTAACTACTGCTAATAGTTGTAAAGATATTTTAAGCTTAAGGACTATGTTGGCTAATCATCCATTTGTCACTGATGTGGATGAGGAGATAGCAAATATAGAAGCAGATGAACAACAATACCTCGATATGCAGGGGGGTGTAAGTAATGGTACCGCAGATAACACAGATTTACAAAACCCTGGAAATGGAGTTAATACAAATAAACAAGAGGAAGAATCCGGCGGACTTAACACCGAGGGAAATAACCAAACTTAAGAAGGACTATGAAAACGCTATTAATAACGCTTATACTAAGTTTAATAATGTACTACAAACTAATTTAGTTAAGGACGCGCATTCAAATTATAAGTCAATGCTTAGAGCTCTTGAGGTTGATTTAAAGCATAATATAACCAAGGAGTCATTAACTAAGTTAACTCCGGCAAAAATTAGTAGAGAGCTTAATAAGTCTATAGGTGGAAGAACTATAGAACAAAGGTTAAAACTTAATGCCAGGAATTTATATAAGGACGCTACTAAAGCAGTTAAACAGGATATACTAGCAGCTATTAGGGAACATCAAGCCCAAGGGCATAGTATTGATAAGATGACTAGAACAATTAAGAGTAAACTACATACTGATACTTATAGGGCTCGAAGAATTGCAAGGACTGAGAGCCATAGGATGAGAGAATTTAGTACCTATGAATCTCAAATTGAGGCTCAAAAATATGAGATGTTTAAAAGGCAATGGTTAGCCACTGCTGATACTAGAACTAGGCATGAGCATATTACATTAGATGGTAAATTTGAGGGCGAGGACGGTATGTTTCACTATGGTGAGTGGGCTACCTTTTATCCTGGGGGCTTTGGTGTTGCTAAAATGGATATACATTGTTTCCCTGGGGAAACATTAGTATACCAGAATTCCCCAATAGAAACAATGTATAAGCAGTTATACACTGGAAAGTTTGTTACCATTAAGTCTGCCAGTGGAATAAAGGTCACCGGAACTTTTAACCATCCTGTATATACACTTAGAGGGTGGATTGCTTTGGGCGAACTTAAGAAAACTGATAAAGTCGCTATAGTCCGCAATATATCCCGGTTTAAGCCAAAGAATATAGACAAAATATCCACTTTTAAGGAGATATATGATTTTGCTGTAGGTATATTTCCTAGGATTAAGAGGGCTTCCAATGTCGGCATGAATTTCCATGGCTACATTCCCGAACATGAGGTCGATATTGTATTTACCGACAGCTTTTTGAGGAACGGGGTTAAATTGACTAAGGGCTCGAAGGACTGGAAGCTCATGAGGTCTCTGTTTATGAAGAGTGGATTCAGCTATTTTAGCATACTTATGTCCTTCTTCAATAGAAAACTTATGGCCTTTACGAGCGGAATTAGCTGCTTTTGTAAGTTTCTTAGTGTCTTCTTTGCTCATGCGGAGGTACATAGCATCGGAGCGGTTACGCGGTTGAATTCCAGCTCTTTTGAGTCTAGTGAGTATAACATTCCTGGAACATCTGAAGAAAGCAGCGGTTGCCTTAACGGAATTAGGGGTATTATAGAATTCGACGACATCCTCAGTCTTGATACTAGTGTTAAAAGTTGTCATGTTTATAATCTCCAATCTGTTAATAATTATTATTTTGTTAACAGTGTATCACACAGCGACATTGGATTACTAGTACATAATTGCAGATGTACGGTTATAGCTAACTTTGACGATGTAATAGGAGACCCAAATTTCATTAAGCATGGTAATAACCAAGAAGAGTGGGAAAATGATATAATGGATAAAAATAGTAACTATAATAAGGATAAGTTAATAATGGATACTCTGGATCCAAATTTATATCCTTTTGACGTAGCTATGAGCGTCTCTGAGGAGATGGAGAAATATATGGATTTAGTTATAGAAGAATTTGAGTCTAAGCTTAAATCCGTTATAAATACTGTATACTATGACTATATTAAAGCGGAATACGCCGCTATGAATATAGAATTGCAAGTAAGTAAAGAGCTAGATAGCTTATACTTAGCGAGGCAACAAAAAATATTTAAAAAATTAGCCAAGGCTTATCCCGAAGGGGCTAAGAAAATTAAAGTCCTTAGCTATGATTATGAGCCAAGGGCTAACTATAATGGCTATATGATGCCTTTTAAAGGAAGGCTAAATATAAATTCAGCTAGTATAAATAATGATATAGAAGAGAGTATTCGTACGGGATGGTGTACGCAGGGGTCATTGGAGTTTGGAGCTACTGATAGAACGTTAGTTCATGAGTATGGCCATTGGGTTGATTTAACGGATGAAGGATGGTTGTCAGCAGGCCGTAGGAAGCCTGGAACAATGACAGGATATGGAAGGACAAACAACCAGGAAGCATTTGCAGAATCCTTTGTTAATGCGGTTACTGCTCCTAAAGAGCTTAAGGATCAAGAGATGGTTAAGTTTGTTGAAAGGGTAACAAATAAAAAAGTTGTCGAGATAGAAAATTTTAATTTGGAGGTACTTACAGAATGAAAAAAGCTATGATATCACAACCTATGAAAGGCAAAAGCGAAAAAGAGATAGTGGAAACAAGAGAAAGGGCTTTAGAATTTTTAGAAAACCAAGGGTACGAATTTGTAAATACTTTATTTACAGATGAATGGTATCATCCATCAAATATGGAAAAAAGAGGAGTAGTTAATATCCCTCTTGCGTTTTTAGCTAAATCTCTTGAAAATATGGCGAATTGCCATGTTGCATATTTTTGTAAAGGCTGGGACACAACTAGAGGATGTCAAGTTGAACATGACGCTGCTAAGGCTTATGGCCTTGAAATACTTTACGAATAGGGGGACTTACAATGATGAAGATGCCAAAATACTGGAATAGTAAGTATTATGATAAAGAAACTAATGTGTTATCAAAGGACGCTCCGGAGGAGCTAAAATCTGAGTGGGACACATATAATACTCAATTAGAATTTAACGATTCTGAAGACTATATAGTATATTAGTCCAAAAAAGAGCTTAATAGCTCTTTTTTGGACTGAATTACAGGATGCCGATCTCTCTTTCCCCATCAAAATATATTGTTAATTATTTATCAACTTATCTATATTAACTTCGAATACACCTCTTATATTGGTGTGGATTAGTATTTTATCGTCTATTGCTGTCTGTCTTAACCTTTGGGCTTTTGTTTCACTCGATAGCATTAAATCTGACATTATTTCAGTTTTTGTCTTACTAAATTTTCCGTCGATATGATTATTTTTTATGTATTCTTTGAATTCATTTAGGACATCATTTTTTGATTTCGGTTCACTTTTTTCATTAAAACCTTCGATTTCGATGTCCTTCGGTTCACATGAACCGAAGGAGTTTTTTTCCCAATAATCTATAGCCGAACCATTGCCATTACTGGGTTTTAATTTCGGTTCACTTTTGAGTTCATTAATATTTTGTAAGTTTTTAGGTGAACTGAAACGATTTTTAAAAAATTTAAATAGCTTCATCCTTTTTCTCCTTTTTAGTATATTTATTTTTTAATAATTTATAGCACTCATTGAGATTTTTGTCATTTATCCGTAAACTTATTAAATTATACGGCATATTTTCTTTACTTATTAAGATTGCTTCTCCAATGGATTGTTTAGATGCTTTATCCGCTATATCCTGTGTACAATCTAGAACCATTTGGCATTGCCTAGCTTCCTTCATTATCATACATGCCCTTGTCATCATACTACGCCTAAAATTTAAAGCGTATTCAGCTTCTCGAATACTTTGTAACGTATGCCAACAAAATATTCCAGTAGCTCGACCTCTAGCAAATAAAGTATCTAGTACCATTTTCCAATGTTCATAAGTCTCCTTGTGCTGGACTTTTATATATTCAAATATAGTGTTAGCCTCATCTATCAGAAAAACAACATATGGTAATGGACTATTGGACTTATTGTATGCTGTAATGTCTTTGCATCCACTTAATTTTAGTATCTTTAATCTTTTTTCATATTCTTCTAAAGCAGTTTTAAAAATATTTGTACAAGCTTGTACACCTTCTTCAATAGTCATACCGTCGGCAATTCCGGCAACCTTAGTATTCCTAAAACCGGAATAAGCATAAGGTAACTCAGTTCCCTTTAGATCAATCATTAACCAAGCTACGTCATCTCTCTTCATCATTATGCTCCATATTAAAGTGTGGAGCATGCTGGATTTTCCACTGCCTGTCATTCCACCTATTAAAAGGTGGCCTATGTTAGTCCACTCTAAATAGAAGGGACTCTCAGAATCTTTATTTATTCCAAAGAGTATATTTTTGTTACTCTTTGCTAAATACTTGTCTATACAATAGTACTTATTTCCTGTAGTACGTATAGATAATATGGTTTTCCCTTCTTTATAATCTACAGTACAGCTATTCTTATCGGCAGCAAGTCTGTATTCGATACTAGGCAGATGTTTATTAAAGTATGAAGGGGTTAAAGTCGTATCTATGGTGTATGTAATATGGGTCTCTGTAATACTGGTTTCTATATCTGGGTTGTCTCCAGCTTTAACCAGTATTAAATTAAGTCGTTCTTTAGATAGTTTTGTAGCATTCCTGATATCGTTATCGATACCATGTAATGTATTTATAATATATCTGTTCTTTTGAGTTTTCCCTTGCCTAATACGGATTATAGTGGCGTTTAGGGCTAATTCAAGCTCTCTAATGTCGACTTTTATATCCAAGGGTACTATGGAATATAATGTGATCTCATTCTTGGAAAAATATAAGAGATCCACTTTTCCTTTATATTGAATGTATAGCCGATGCCTTATTTTACTGCATTTTATAAAAGATATTATAAGCCTTAGCAATGGATCCATGGCTAAACTAATTAAAACTATGTTCAAATTGAGTAGGTGGAAGTACAGAAACCCTGTGTTTATGCATAATACAGTAGTTATTAAGCTTACATAGTGTTTATGGTCTATAAAATATGTGGTATAATTATTTATGCTTTTATAGGCAAATATTAAGGCATTGTACTTCTTATTATTGTATTGCATTCGATATAGTATCTTATTTGTTATGCACAAGCCCACTGCAAAGAGCGTCAACTCTTTGAGCCCAGTGGGCTTTATTTTATACCACACTGCACTAACTATCAGTACTATTGTTATTATTTCTCTCTTTGTTATCCTCATCGTTAACAACCTCCTTTGATAACAGTAAAACCGCGGTTTCATAGGATTCATTTTTAAAAACCTCTCTAAATTTTTCTAGCAGCAATAAGATTGCAGTTTCACAAAGCTTATTTTTCTTTATGCCAGTTTTTTGAGCTAAGGCTTGAAAATTTTCCCATATCTCGTACGATACTTGGTAATTAAAATTTTTTTTCAAATAAATCACTCCTTTTATTAATATTATATCATGTTTTTTCATGTTTTTTCATGATATAATATTAATTATTAGGGGTGATGTAAAATGAACTATAAAGCACATGTAATATTTTCTATTGGGGCGGCCATAGCCGCCAACAACTTATATAATCCAAGTCTAGTTGACAGCGGACTAATAGTTTTAGGTGGATTATTGCCAGACCTGGACGCTAATTATAGCTTTATAAGAAATAAGTTTAAGACAGCGTCAAAAGTATATGATCTATTTCCAAAGGATAACGCTATATTTTCGCACAGAGGAGCCCTTTTACATTCATGGGTAACACTAGTACCCTTTGTTATCGCGTGGAATAAAACAGGAATACATGCGTTTCTATGGTTAGCCATTGGGATCATGACACATCATGTTTTAGACATGGTGTGCATTGGCAAGCATAAGTTAGGACTTAGATGGCTTTATCCAAGTAAGGCCAGGATTAAAATTTTATAGGAGGCGTGAGCTATGTTAAAAGAAGTAAATAGTTTACTACAGAAAGTAAACAGGGTATCTAAAAGTATTTCTGATATTAACGCTGTAAACGAAGCGGCTAAAGGGAATACAAGACCTTTAGAGCGTAAATTAAATAATAAAGCCAAGAATATACTATGGAGGTGGGTAAAATGAGCGCATTAGGCTACATTATAGTATTAGCTGTGGTGGCTAATTCTGTAAAACCATTTAGTACACAGCTTATAGTAGCTTTTATAGGCGGAATAATTAGTATGATATTCAAGCCAATACAAAATCTACCTTATATAGTTTTAATAGCTGTATTAGTTACTATTTTATGGGTACGCTGTAATTATCAGACTACTATAGGTCTTATTGATGTTTTTGTATTTCTTGGGGTTATAGGAACAATATGTTTTAGTAGCAACTCAAGCTCAATCTAACACAATGCCATTGTGTTAGATTCGCTTAAACTGTGTATATGCTGGTATAACTCAAGTAGAAGGGGATTATCAAAATAAAGGATTTTAAGTCCGCTTTTGTATCTAACATAATATATAAATATACCTATATTATGTTAGATACAAAAATGTATGGGGAGGGATTAATTTTGATCGAAGTAGAACCAATAAAAAATAAGAAACAAATTGAAGCTATGAAGAAAATTTTAAAAGGTGGGAACATAAGGAATTATTGTTTATTTGTACTAGGGGTAAATATAGGCCTTAGGGTCTCAGATTTATTAAACCTTAGAGTAAAAGATGTTGTAGATAATTATAGGGTAAAAGAGTATATAACAGTAAAAGAAAGAAAGACTTCAAAAACTAGAGTATTCAGTATAAATAAGAATGCTAAGCAAGCTATACAGGATTTAGTATCATGTTACAGAAAACCAGATCCGAATTCATTTTTATTTAAAAGCCGACAAGGTGTTAATAAGCCTATAACCAGAGTACAAGCTTGGCAGATACTCAATGACGCTGCTAATGGTATAGGACTAAATCAAAAAATTGGAACCCACACACTTAAGAAGACCTTTGGGTACTGGGCGTATAAGCAGGGAATTGATATAACTTTGTTACAAAAGATATTTAATCATTCGTCTCCGGCGATAACACTAAGATATATTGGCATAACTCAAGAAGATATAAACGAAGTTTATATTAATTTAAATCTATGATACAATTGTGATCGATGAGAAAAAGAATCCTTAGAGCTTAAAAATTCCTTAGAACTAACAAAATAATTGAACCCTGGGACACTATAATTTATATAGTGTCCCATTTTATGCTATAATTAATTTATCGGGTGTGGCACACCTTAAAAAAGCTTAGAGGAGGACTATTATAATGTTTAAAGGGGCATTAGGAACAGAACTTAACGATGAAATAATGGCGGCTTTAAGTGACGACTTAAAAGCTAAACTTAAGGGCAAAGAATTTGTGGTCGGTAACGACGGAACATATCTACCAGCTAGTAAGCTGACTGAAGTTACCGAGAAAAAGAGACTTGTTGAAGAGTCTTTAAATCAAATGAAAGCTGATTTAGAGGCAGCAAAAAAAGGCGCAGGGGCTGAGTTGGCCACTCAACTTGATGCACTTCAAAAAAAGTATACTGAGGATTTAGCGGCAAAAGACAAGGAATTTAATCTTTTTAAAACGAAAACCGTAGCTGAGAAAGAACTAGAAAAAGCCGGAGCGGCTTTTCCTGACTTGTTACTTAGTAAGCTCAACTTTGAAGGGATCGATACCTCAAAGGAAGGAGCATTTAAAGACCAAATTGAGACCCTTAAAGGGACTTATGGATCTATGTTTAAAGAGACTAAAGTAAATGGGACACTTCCTGTCGATGGAATTCCAGGGGGTAAACCAGACGGGCATCTAGAGCAGCTACAAAATAAAAAAGATAAATCCCTTAATGATTTTGCGGCTCTACTTAGCGGTATACCTAAAAAATAGGGGGAGTTGAGATAGATGGCGTTAACAAAAAGTGATACGCTGGCATATCTAGGGGCACTATATGCAATTGGTGCACAGACAGCAAAAACAAAACTACTATCGATGATAGGCGGTTTGGCTGGTGGAGGAGCGAAGACCTCCAATTCATTAGCTTTTATTTTAAATCAGAATTATGCAGTAACAAGCGGGTCTCAACCTGCTATTTCTGAAGATGATTCTTGTGGTGCGCTAACACCAGCGACAACTACAAGAACTCAAGACACAAATACAACTCAAATATTCCAAAGACCTTATGGAGTATCTTATGTAAAACAAGCTCAATTTGGTGCTATAAGTGGCCTTGCTATCGCTGGAATGAATCCAACGGTAATTGATGAATTTGGGTTACAAAGAGCTATTGAGCTTAAGAACATGGCGATCGACATGGACTATACGTTTATTAACGGTGTATACCAGGCGGCTGCAAACACTGCTACGGCTGCAAAAACAAGAGGGATCGTTGCCGCTATAACTACTAATGCAGTGGCAGCGGGTGGAGCTGCTATAAGTAAAGCTTTGTTAGACTCATTGTTAATAACAATGTCTGCAAAAGCTCCGATGGAAAATTTAGTTATATTGGTAGGAAGCTACCAAAAAGTGCAATTATCCAATGTTTACGCTTATCAACCAGATTCTTACACGGTTGGCGGTGTTGCTATAGATAGTATCTTAACTGACTTTGGTAGAGTTGGCGTTGTATTAGATATTAACGTTCCGGCTGATACTTTAGTAGTAGGAGAAATGAACTTATTAAGTCCGGTTTATACTCCGGTAGATGGACAAATCTTTATTGATGAAGAATTCGCAAGATCTACAGCTTCCAGAACTGGACAGTTATTTACAATAGCTGGTTTGGACTATGGATTCGAAGAAGCACACGGAAAAATTACAGGACTTAAGAGCTCATAGTTTTAAGCACATTGAAATATATTTATTTAGGTGTATAATATAGAAATATCCCATATGTTTGTTTATTTTTTGGAGCCATGGAATGAACCCACTTTTTATTAAAAAGTGGGTTTTATATTAACTATGTGGTATTTAAATATAGATGGGATTTACCAAATTAACGTCGGATTTAGAGTTTTATATTAACTATGTGGTATTTAAAAACAGTAGGAACCCACTATCTAAAAGATAGTGGGTTTTTCTACGCATTTGAAATTATTTATAGTAAGGAACTACAGTATATAAATAAATGCAAGGGCTACAAATGAGTGTATAGGAAATGCCGAAAAAGACTTGACACTTGTTAAGTCTTTTTGCTATACTTAGAGTATTAAAAAAGTTAGGAGGATTAATAAATTATGAGTTTTAAAATTGGAGATAAAGTAATTCTAAGGGCGAAGAAAAATAATGAGGGCTACATTGGTGGGATTATAAATTATCCCACCGCCGAGGCTATGAAATTCATGTTTAGTACTAAAGTAGAAAAGGTGTCCAAGTTTTTTGGAAATGAATTAAGGGGCATGATTATTGAGGTGGGTAAACATAATACCTACCTCATAGAGAATGGAAATGATGCATATGTATTCGTAAATGACTATAAAGAAATGCAAATAGATGATGAGGACGAAATATGGTATTAGGAAAAGGTTAGGTAATAAAGAAAAGGAGGAATAATAAATTATGAGTAAGAATACGTGTGAAATATGTGGAACATTAGATTCATATTGGATTTGTGCCGGATGTGGAAAGTCTATATGTAAAGATTGTGCTAATGCATTTGAAGGCATATTTTGCCATGATTGTATAAGTTTAGTAAATACAGATTGTATATGTAATAAGTACAAAAAGGAGGAGGAGCAAAAAATGGCATTAGGAAATATGAAGTTAATTGAAGCGGTATCGATGTTTAAATTAGACCCCATGAGGATTGGAGTAGAAAAAGACGAATTATACGACGAGGTGAAATTTTCTTACTTAAATGCTTCCAATGATTACATAACGTTTACATTGGAAACCGCTAAGAAGAAATATATACATAGAGTTCCGAGGTTGACTATAGAAGAAATAAAGAAAATTGATGACTTAGCATCCAAAGTAGTGCAGGGGATTAAAAAAGATAAAGATATTTTAGAAGCCTCAGAGGAAATAATAAGGCAGTGGAAAGAGAGGAATAGCATAGGATGAGGGAATACTGGATAATAGACGGGAATAAATGGAATAAAAGTTATTACTCCGAGTTAGAGGCTATTGAAGCCTCTCGGACATTAATTAATTGTAAAGACTGTGTAAATTGTGAGAGCTGTAAAGATTGTATAACTTGTACAAGATGTAAAGGTTGTGTAAATTGTGTGAGTTGTAGAGATTGTATAACTTGTACAAGATGTAAAAAATGTACAAGTTGTACCCTTTGTAAAGGTTGTACAACTTGTACAGATTGTAATTCTTGTAAGGACTGTATAAATTGTAAAAGCTGTTATTGCTGTACAAATTGTACAGATTGTGAAAACGGTGAGTATGATAAAGATATTTTTTAAGGAAGAAAGGAGTAACATATAATGGAGATAATATGTAAGTTTTGTGGTAAAACTTTAAACAACCATACAGGCGCTAATGCATGCACAGAATGCGGAAATTTATTATGTGATGACTGCGCGATTAAATGTTATGAGTGTGCTGACGTATACTGTGAGGACTGTGTGAGCGTAGAGAATGTGGATATTAATATATGCAGTTCTTGTAAAGACCTAGATTTACTTATTTTTAACTATGGCGATCTTAGCGATTACGTTGATAAAATAAAAGAAATCAGAAAGGATCTAAAATATAAATATTCAGTAAATCGGGAATTGAATATACTAGACACAAATTTAGAACAAATACAAATATTCTTTAGAGCCTATAAAAATAGGCTTATAAAACGGGGAGGTGGGGACGTATAATGGAAGATAAAAAAAGAAAATCTAGGATCTACCTAGATAATAAAAAAAGTGATACCAGCTATATTAATAAAATAAAGGATGAGAAACCGGAGAAAAAATCTAAGTTTTTATGATATACTTAGGTGACGATAAAATTTTTAAAACCTTTAAAGATCTTAAAATAAAAGAAGTCCAAATTAATATTTGGACTTCTTTTATTTTTGCTAGATTTATAGTTGCTAAGTTTAAAGCTGCTAAGTTTAGAATTGCTAGGTTTAGAATTGCTAAGTTTAAAGCTGCTAGGTTTAGAATTGCTAGGTTTAGAATTGCTAAGTTTAAAGCTGCTAGGTTTAGAATTGCTAGGTTTAGAATTGCTAAGTTTAAAGCTGCTAGGTTTAAAATTGCTAAGTTTAAAGCTGCTAAGTTTAAAGCTGCTAGGTTTAAAATTGCTAAGTTTAAAGCTGCTATCTGATGTATTCCACCACCTAGCAGAATTTGTGGCCGATAGACGTAAAGACTTGACATATGTTAAGTCTTTTGTTATTATAATAGTATCTATTATTACAGAAGGAGGGATAATATGCACGCTTTATTAGCTCCATCGGCGGCTCACAGGTGGTTAAACTGTCCTGCTAGTTTGTACCTACAGGACAATAGAACAACGGGAATTGCTGCTAGAGAAGGCCATACAGCTCATGACCTTGCTTATAGAATGTTAACACATAAAAAATGGAACCCAAATAATTATACATCTGAAATGATATATTATATTACCGGGTATGTAAATTTCATAAAGAGTCTACAGGGTACGAAATACTTTGAGCAAAAAGTCGATATCTTTAATAAATGCTTTGGAACTGTAGACACAATTGTTTGTAGTTGGAATAAGTTACATATTATTGATTTAAAATATGGGAGAAATGTTCCCGTTGGTATATTCTGGAACGAGCAATTATTACTATATGCCTGGGGAGCCTATAGAACCCTATGGGACAGTCAGAGTATAATAGGAAAACCAGAGGAACCGCATTTAATACGGATAACGATATACCAACCAAGAACTAGAGAGGATGACTTAATAAAATCACAGACTATAAAGTTTTCAGATCTATTTGACTTTATACTTCAGATTAAACCTAAAGCGAAACTAGCATTAAAAGGGTCAAATATTAGGAAAAGGGGGGATTGGTGTATATTTTGCTCACAAAAATTTAAGTGCCCGGAACAAAATAAAAGATGTGCTTGGGGAGGATAGCGACGAAAGTCGCTATCCTTTTTTGGTATAATAAGAATAAAAGGGGAGGGTTGACTTATGATTTACAAAGTAGGAGTTGACGATGGACACGGTTTAGAAACCGCGGGAAAAAGGACACCAGATGGGTATAAGGAAAACGAGTTTAACCACTTTACAAAAGAATATTTAAAAGCAGAACTAAAGAGATGTGGGATAGAAGTCGTTGACTGTTCTCCAAATAGGACAGATAATAGCTTAAGTAATAGGTGCGATATTGCAAATAATGCTAAATGTAATATATTTGTAAGTATACATTTTAATGCTATGGGAGATAATTGGCAAAATGTAGCTGGTGGAATAGAAACTTATTATTATCCTGGATCCTTAGAAGGACAGCGATTAGCCGGAATAGTACAAAGTTACTTATTACAAGGTACTGTAATGCAAGATAGGCATATAAAGTCCGCTGATTTTGCAGTACTTAGGGAAACAATTATGCCAGCTATATTAGTAGAATGCGGTTTTATGGATAATCCTAGAGAAGCCGCATTGATGAAATCCGATCTATATAGGAAAGAATGTTCTATAGAAATTGCAAAAGGCATATGTAAGTACGCTGGTATACCTTATATAGCAGCTAGTAATAATAGTAACAAAAGCGAAAGGGACTCAGGAGTGGAAAGGATCCAAAAAGTATCTAAATGGGCTAATATTTATATTAAGGAATTTGATGCACTACAGGCAAGAGGTATTAATGTTTGGGGACTAATTAATAAATTAAAATAGGAGGGACAAGATGAGCATAGATACAATTAACTCATATTTAAGGAAGGGGCGTGGTATTACAATTTCGTCTACTAAAACAAGACCAGATAATACCACCGCTTATACTGCTTCGGATGTGGTTGGTGCATCTGAATGGGAATTTGATTCGCTTGGTGAAATAGACATGCTGTATTTAATGTCGGTCATACTTAGGATTGACATTGCCGCGGTTCCGGCGGGAATGGTTGGATTTAAATTGCATTTGTATAATGCAGTTACCGCCGTTCCATTGGCAGATAATGCGCCGCAAACATTCCTAACTGCTGATAAGGCAAAATATCTTACAACTATAGACTTAGATGCTCCGGCAGACAAAGGGGACTTTTTGTTTTCAAGGACTAAGGATCTAGCATCGCCGGTACAATTTACATCTGGTAAAGTATATGGAAGACTTGAAACAGTAGGAGGGTATACGCCAAGTGCTTTGTCTGTTTATAACTTAAGTCTGATTGGATGTGGAATATGAAAATTTGGATGCTTAATAGAAAACGTAAAGCTCTAGATAGGTATAAAAATAATGTAGTCATGGGCTTCTCCTATTACAAATTATTTAGTTCTTATACTGGATATTGCGTTAAAGTTAGAAGGTCAAGCGATGACGCCACACAAGATTTTGGGTTTGTAGATGGATATCTAGACACTGCTAGTATACTTGCTTTCTGTGGTGCTGGTAGTGGGTATGTGCATACATGGTATAACCAGTATGCTGCTGGTAACGATGCTATACAAACTACTCTAGCCAATCAACCTCGTATAGTAAATAGTGGTGCATTTGAAGTAAACGGAATATATTTCGGTGGCTCAAATAATTTAGATGTAAGTACTTATACAGTTATAGATAGTGTAATAACACCACCATTAAGTTATTATATAAACTATAAACCGAATTCCGGATCAGGATATATTTTTCTGAAGGCTGACGATGCTGGAAGTAATAAGCAGATCGGTTTTAGTGATCAGTCAGCGTCCAATGTTGGTCAATTTTATATTAATAATTCTGCTTATAATTTAACTTGTTTACCATCTAGCCAAAATAAAGCTCTTTTAAATTGGATTGGTACAGGTGCAAATCAAGCATCTAGAAATATAAATGGTACTGAAACATTATTTACACATAATGTATCACCTTTAACAAATTATACATATATAACGTTAGGATGCCGAATGAATACAGTTTCCGGAAGAGCAGCGTTTTATGTGGGGAACTTAAAAACTATTGTAATAGCTAGTATATCTATGGAATATAATATTGTAAGTAAATGTTAAAATGGAGGCTTATTATGAACTTAGATAAAAGAATCATGGAAATACAAGAAAGTATGACAAATCATACACCAAACCAAAATGCTATCAATAGAATAGAAAGAATTAGGCAGGGGTATAAATCCCTGGTTGTTGATATTATTTATAACAGTCATGAGAATGAACAGCAAAAAGAAGGAATAAAAAAACTTGAAGAAAGTTTAATGTGGGTTGTTAAAGGAATAGTTTTGGATAATGGTAAATAAGAATAGGCGTTAAAAATAATTTTCAAAAAAGACTTGACACATGTCAAGTCTTTTGATATTATAGGACTATAAATTAAAACGCCGAACACGGCAGAAAGAGGGTGCCAATTATGGCAAAAGCTAAAAGAGAACTAGTATTAATAAATGACGTTATTTGTATGTGGGATAACGCAAGGACTATTAACCAATTCGGAAGGTACGACATGACTGTACTAGTAAGTCCGGAACAACTTAGAGAACTTGACAGTAAAATAAAAAGTCTAGTAAAAGAAAATGAATTTCCTGAGTACATAGCAGTAACTTACAAGCTACCAAATGGTAAAGAAATGCCAGCTATGGATGAGCTTGGAAAACCTATCCATACTAAAGGGTATAACCTACCATGGAGAGACCCTAACGAAATTGAGTTAACAAGTGCTCCGGAAATTAAAGATATGCTAGTGGTTAAAGCTGGTAGCAAATTTGCTCCAGCAGCATATGTTAAAGACACGCCAGTCGCAGCACCTCGACCTATGGAAGTTACCGACGCTGAGATTGAAGGCCGAGGTACTATCGTAAGCGTATGTGTAGGCTTAAATGTCTACGATACAAAAAAAGATGACAAGAGGTTTTGCGGAGTATCTTTATACTTACAACAAGTATTGTATACTGGGACTCCATGTGGATTTAGTTTAGGTGAGGGGGGCTCTAAAGCGTGCGCTTGGAGCTAAAGTACAAAAAAGGGCAATAGCCCTTTTTTACTATAAAATGGCGACCAATGTTAAAAGAGGGGATGGTTTAAAATGAAATTTAAAAGAGAACCGATGTTTAAAGATTGCAAAAATGTGACAGAAGAGAAACTTAATGAAATGATATCAGGTATCGAGTTGAAAAAATTAGTAAGACATGGTAAAGAGTATGTGCAAAAGCCAGTTAGGATAAGAGCTGTTAAATTAAAGTATGGTGAAATAATGCCATCATGGTTTCTTGATGAAGTTATGAAAGGTACTATTGAAGTAGTAGGAGATAAACTAGAACTTCTAATAAACACGCCTGAGGGTGTGATGAAAGCCTGTGAAGGTGATTATATTATCCAAGGGATCCAAGGAGAAATATATCCGTGTAAATCGGATATATTTGAAAAATATTATGAGGAGGTCACTAATGAAAGTAATAGTAAAATTTAGTACTGAAGATACATGTTGGGCTTGGGTTAAAGATATATTGAGTTTACAAAAAAAGCAAGGATATATAAATGTAATAAAATGTAATAATTTACGATATGAGGTGAATGAACCAAATATGCCAAATTATGAATTTATACCAGAATTGATAGAGAAGGTGATTAAAGAATGAAAGTAATTGTAGATTTTTCAAAAGATAAAGAGTTAATTGGATCATACTGGATTGAAGATGTGTTAGCGATCCAAGAAGAAGAGGGGTTTATATCGGTTATAAAATCAGGCTGTAAGTATTGCATAATAGACAAAAGAATACAGCACTATCTAATACTCCAAGAATGGATTAAGGAGGTAATAAAATAATGTTACACATAGATATAGAGACTAGAAGCTCAATAGAAATTGTTAATGGAGTATACAAGTACTCAGAGAGTCCGGATTTTTCAATACTTTGTTTAGCTTGGGATTATAAAGATGAAAAAGGGATTATAGATTTTAAATCCGGAGAGAGTTTGCCCGAGTGGTTAAAATCAGCTATTTTAGATCCTAATATTACAAAAGTCGCATTTAATGCCACTTTTGAAAGGGTATGTCTTAGTAGACATATCCTTGGAAATGGGTTTATCCATCCTAAAGGGTGGGTATGTAAAATGATCTCATCTGCTCATGATGGTATCATAGGATCCCTAAAAGTATGTGCAGAACACTACGGTGAGGTAGAAAAGTTATCCACCGGCAAAGATTTGATTAAACTTTTTTGTATTCCAAGGAAAAAAGATGAAAAAAAGATTAATAAGTTAAAAATTGAAGAAAAAGAGATATACGATCTAATAGAAGCAGGAGGCAACGACGGCGGGGACATTGCGGATTGGTCGCCACGTCTACAAGAACTTGAGGAAGAATTAAGCCAACTAGAAAAAGTATTCAACGAGCCCTCGGATTTTCCTAGTGAATGGGAAGAATTTAAGCACTACTGCCAGGTTGACGTTGAAGCCGAAAAGTCAATTATTACAAATAATGGCTTTGACAAAGAGCTCTATATCCAGAGTGAGCTTATCAACGACAGAGGTATTAAGATTAACGAGGCTATGTGCGAAAATGCGGTACTAACTTGTACAGAGTTTAAACTAAATACTATTGATAAACTTAAAAAACTAACTGGACTGGATAATCCAAATAGCCACGTCCAATTTAAACAGTGGTTAGCAGCGAATGGACATCCAATGGTTTCAACGGATAAAAAGCATTGTGAGGCCTTAATGGACGAAATACCATCTACAAGTAAAGTATATGAAGTATTAGAAACAAAAATCTCAATGAGTGCTACGAGTGTAACTAAGTACCAAAAAATGTTAGATATGATGTGTTTAGATGGTAGAGTCCGAGGGATCCACTTCATGAATGGTGGGGCGACTCGTCGCTTTAGTGGCAAAGGAGTCCAAGGCCAAAATATGGCTAAAGGGGTAATAGACTCCAATAAACGCCAAGACCTTATAGAAGGTGGGGCACTCACACCGGATGAATGCAAAGCACTTGTAAGGTCTGCAATTGAAGGGGATTTTTTAATTGTTGACTTTACATCCATAGAAAAACTAGTCATGTCCTGGCTAGTGGATGATTTTGAAAGCTTAGAAGCTTTCGATAAAGGAATGGACTTATATATAAGAGCAGCGTCGAAGATATACGGTAAACCATATGGATCCATTCCTAAAGATTCTTTAGAACGTAAAACCGGTAAAGTAGCTGAATTAGCCTTTGGCTACCAGGGGGCTAGAGGAGCGGCCGTAGCCTTTGGGGCTGATAAGTTTATGACCCTAGATGAGATCGACGAACTTGTAGTAAAATGGAGAGCTGCTAATCCTAAGATAGTGGAATACTGGTACTCCTTACAAACCGCATTTATGGAGGTTATAACTAAAAAAGCTCCAATAAAACACGGGAAATTATATTTATATTATAACAATAAAAATGTTTACATAAGATTGCCGAATGGTCTAGAACTAAGTTATCCGGATGCTGGGATAACACAAGGGAAATATGGATTTTCTCCATGCTACACAAGAGTTAGAAAAAGAGTGTTAACAAGAGAAGAGACCTATGGCGGGAAATTATTTGAAAATGTTGTACAGAGTATAGCTTTCATGCTTTTACGTGAGACTATATTAAGGCTAAAAGACTGGGATGTGGTAATGCACATCCACGATGAAGTCGTAGTAGAACGAAAATACCCGTGGCAGACTTTATCAATGCTTATTAGCATAATGACTAAACCAGTAACATGGTGTCCAGGGTTGAAACTGAAAGCCGATGGATTCGAAAGTAAATACTATGAAAAGAGGGATTAATGATGGAAGAAGTAAAAAAGGAACTTTCTAGTTTTGAAAGGTTTATGGATAATATTATATCTATTAAAAAAATTATTGAAGACCAAAATATTGAAGCTCTTGAAGCTCTTAAAGCTATTAAAGACCAAAATATTGAAGCTCTTGAAGCTCTTAAAGCTATTAAAGCTATTATCGAGAATACAGACATTAAAAGTATTATTGAAGATAGCGTAATACTAACTAGTGAAGAGTTTGAGTCACTATATGACGATAGTTTAATGTTAGCAGCTTTAAAGGCTGCTGGTGTAGATAACTGGGAGTGCTACGATTGCGCGCAGGATATATTAGAAGAGTGGGCGGAAGAGGAGGAAGAGGAAGAAAATGAGTAATGTTCACAATGAGAAGTTGGTGAAAACAAGAAAAGAGCATCAATGTTTAACTTGCGGATTTATAATACCAAAAGGTATAAAAGCCCACTATTGTAGTGGGAAATATGATGGCGAATTTTACAATTTTTACCTTTGTGAATTCTGTAAAAAAATCTATGAAATCGATGAAAATATTGACACATCAGATGGGATATCTTCCTATGAGACTCAGGAAAATATATCGTATTCTTTAGGAATTTGGGTAAATAAAGTCGATTTAATTAATAAAAAAGTGTATTTCCAATTTTTATGTGATGAAGACGAAAATTCAGACGCGGTTGAGGTTGAAAGTTTTGAAGATTTTTATAAAAGATATGATAAAGACTGCTACAAAGAAATTATAAAAGGGTTTTTAGATTAATAGGATGTGGAGGCGATTTAATTGGAAGCTTATGAGATAGAGAAAACCCAATTAGGATTTAGGCTACTCTCAATTAATGAGAGAGCCGAAATCCTAAATATAAGTCCATATAAGGCTAGAAAACTAAGAATTGAATATGAAGAACAAGGACTGGTAAAAAGGTTCGGAAAAGGTTATTATTTGACTGAAGAAGGACTGAATAATTTAAGGGGTGATGTACTTGCCACTAGTAAAAGGGAAGTCGAAGAAAGTAATACAGGAGAACATAAGCCGCTTGATAAAGGAAGGTTACGATGCTAAACAAGCCGCTGCTATAGCTTACTCAGAGGCTAAAAAGGCTAAAAAGACAAGAAAGACAAAAAGGAAAAAAGCTTGAATGCTTTTTTCTTTTTTGATATAATTAGGGTACATTAAAAGGATATAAGGAGGTAAGAATAAAATGCAAATAATTGATAAGGTGATTCCAGTGATGAAAAATTCAGAGTATACTAGAAGGATAACTATACCAAAAGAAATACTTAGAGAGTTTGGTTACCCAAAGGAATTGTTATTAACTTATAAAAATGGCAAGATCATACTAAAAGTTAAGGAGGAATAAGTGTGATAAGATGTAGAGGGTTTACAAAAGGAAATACAGATCTTGACGAGGCTAAAAGAGCTATAGATAAAGGTTGGCAAAACAAAAGCCTTGCCCAAAATGAAATCGATACATGGGTTAATCAAGGCGGTTTTTTGGGATGGCGTATTCCCAAAGGTTTTGTTGTTGTTGATATAGATACTAAAAAATATGCTACGACTATAATAGCACACATGGAAAGTATTGGCAAGTGTGGAGTATATAAAACACCTAAAGGGGTACACTTAATCTATAAAACAGGAGCCGCCGTTAAAAATACATCTAATATACGAACGACTTGTGGACTTGAAGTTGACTACCGTGTAGGGGGGAAGGGGTATATTATATACCCAACAAAAAACTCTCCGGATCGGAAGATTTTAAGGGAAATACCAGAGGACGCGGACACGATGCCCTCATTTTTTAACCCTATTAAGGACTTAGAAAGTCCGCTTTGTGCTAAACAAGGTAGCAGAAATCAAACATTGTATAACTGGTACTGCAAGCTCTTAGGACTTGAGGTACCGGAAGCCGATAGGGTAATATTTTTTACAAATATGTTACTCGATGATCCATTAGAAGAGGAAGAGCTTACAAAAAGTATTAATTCAGCTAATAATTGGTGGGCTAAACAAGGAGAAAAGTTTACAATGTGGGATAAAGACCACATTAAAGTAACTAAATACGGAACATACCCACTACTTAGTGTAAGCAATCTAACCACTCTCCTAAATATGTATAATATTAACGTACGAGTCAATGAGATGACTCATGAGCTAGAGTTAAATGGAGAGTTCTTTAAAAATGAGGACGACATAACAGTTAAAGACCTTACACAGAAACATAAGTTTGTAGGTGCCTCAACTACTAATATCTCTAATTATATTAGTTGTGTAGGTCTTAACAATAGTTATCATCCAGTAGAGAAATATTTAACAGATCTTAAGCCAATAAATAGTACTCAGGAATTCAATAAATTATGTAGTATGTTAATTCATTCCATGGATAAGGATTTTGTAAATATGCTGCTAAAAAGGTGGCTTATAAGTGCCATATGTGCTATATACAGGCCTGACTTTGCAAGCCAAGGAGTATTAACTTTACAAGGTGAGGGCGGTATCATGAAAAGCACTTGGCTTAAAAAATTGTGCCCAATACCGAAGGCTTTCCAAGGTGAAGTCGTCGGTTTTGATGCTTGCAATAAAGACCAGGTAGCTAAGGTAACAGGGACTTGGATCACAGAGTTAGCCGAATTAGATAGTACGATGAAAAAAGATTACATAGCATTAAAAGGATTCATAACTAATCCGGAAGATGTATACCGTGCGGCATATGACCGAAGGTTATCCAGGCATAAAAGGAAAACAATATTTTGCGCTAGTGTCAATGGGCTAGAGTTTCTAAAAGATGATTCAAACCGTAGGTTCTGGGTAATAAGTTTGGATAAAATAGATATGGATATTAAAATTGATCTAAATACTCTATGGTCTGAAATAAAGTATATGTACGAGAATGGAGAACGGCACTATTTGACGAATGAAGAAACTACAGAGTTAAATAATATAAATCGAGAATACACAGTTAAAACCGTAGCCGATGGATATATACAGAATCTACTTGATTATGAAAATGGTGTTAGTACTGAAGTTACTACTACTGAATTAATGAAATGGGTTGCGGATGGTAAAGTGTCCCCCACTGCAATCGGAATATCTTTAAAAAAATTGGGCTTTAATTCGATTAAGAGGAAACGTAATGGACGTGTTATTAGAGTCTATATACTTCCAATTAAATCTGAATTTAAGATTACATAATATAATATACGCCAAGGTGTCAACCAGGTGTCAACCAGGTGTCAACCAGCTATACCCCTCTATTATAGAGGGGTATAGCTGTTTTTATGCCTTAATATATGCTAAGGTGTCAACCAAGGTGGCAACCTCTTTAAATTCACTAATACCATAGGGTATACGCTATTAGGTTGACGGGTTGACACCTTATTATTAATTACAAAACATTTTTTTGCTAAAAGGGAATATATGGTAGTATATAATATAAGTAAGTGGGTATATTATTTCCAATTATTCCCGTTTGTTACTTAATACTTTATAGAAATGCGTTTAAGGTGTCAACCCGTCAACCTAAATCTCATATCCCTTGGGAGAGTTAGGTTATAAGAGGTTGCCACCTTCTAGCCTTACATATTTTTCCATTCAGGATTCAAGCTATTACTGGGTTTGAGGTGGTTGACACTTGGTTGACACCTTAAACAAGGTGTCAACCTTTAAGCATGTATATATTTGGATGTATAATTTACATAATTTGGTAGTTGCTAGGCAGATGCCCAGTATGACTGGGTTTAGGTTTTTGCCCTATTATATAAGACTTGACATATGTTAAGTCTTTTGATATTATTATAAATAAAAATAAAAAGGATGGATTATAATGAGAGATATGAAAGTTATATTAATTACCGTGGTAATAATTCTTAGCTTCCTTTGTATCATCGGATCACTTGCAGTCGAAGAAGTAAATAATGATGATATAGCTATAACCGGGGACGCTAATACTACTAAGGAAGCTAAGACCGCCAAAGCTGTTAAGGAAGCTAAGACCGCTAAAGCTATTAAGCCTACACAGGAACCAATTATCAACGTGGACGCTCAGACATTGTCTAACGCATATACGGAAAATGAAGTAACCGGGGACGCTGCATATAAAGGGAAAAAGTGTAACGTGAGCGGTAAAATAAGTTTAATTTCTGTAGTTTTAGGAGTACCAGAGGTTAGTTTATCTGTAGATGATGGCTTTGGATCTATAATATGTAAATTTAAAGACAAAGCAGAGTTAACTAAGTTGACTAAGGGTCAACAAATATCAATTTTAGGGGTATGCGAAGGAAACCCCGGTTTTGTAGTTTCTTTAAAAGATTGTAGTATAAATTAAGGAGGTGGGTATCTTGTATCATTTGAGAAAATTGTTAAACCCAAAGATAGCACTGTCTACAGTGGGAAATATAGTTTTAATATTAGTAATACTAGGGGTTTTAAGGAAGAATGACGCCGATACGGCGACTAAAATTGCGGAGCTAGTCTGCAATATCCTTATTCAAATAGGGATAATGACGACTAAAGACGTGGTATAATATAAATAAGTCTCTATAAACTATTTTTGTTTTAGTGCCTGAGTAGGGCACTTTTTTATGTTATAATTAAGTTGTCGGAACTAATGACCCCAAGTTAAAATGGTCTACGACAACATAAAGTAATACCAGTGGTCTATATATCTTTTTTGGGGGATTTATAGACCACTGGTATTATTTATTTCTAAAGGAGAGTGAAAAATATATGTCTACTGGATTTAAGAGAGAAAAAATGCAGAATCCTACTTTAAGGGAGCAGCTAGGGAGAGCTAGAGCGGCTACTCCGGTTAACGCCGTGGCGGCCACTGGTACATTAACTTTTACCGGGGTAGCTATAGATACACAAACCGTAACTATAGGGGATGATGTGTATGAATTCGATACAGACAGCACTTACACTGCTGGAAATATCCCCGTGGATATTTCCGGAGGTGCAACGGCTCCGGCAGCGGTAACGGCTCTAGTTGCTGCGATTACTGCTAACACAGCAAGTCTTTTTGATGCTGCCGATGGTGCCGGAGATACTGTAGTTCTTACAGCAAAGACAAAAGGTACTGCAAGTAATGGTATTGCGACTACTGAAACATGTACTAATGCGTCTTGGGGAGCTGCGGTTACTGCTTCGGGTGTCGATGGAACCCCAGGGTTAAGTGGTGAGCTAGCTTACGATGCTAGCTACTTATATGTATTTAACGGAGCAGATAATTTAAGTTTATCTGCGGACGCCTGGGAAAGAGTAAGCACATCTGCATACTAAGGAGGGATTTTAATTGCTTTACAAATTTGAAAGTAGAACTACAGGGCTTATGATTTGGAAAGAAGATAGTATAGTAGCTAGATTCGTGGACGGAAAATTTGAGACCGACGATATTACATTAGCTAGTTATCTAGTGCAATTTGAGGAATGCATTTGCTTAACTCCGTTTGTACGTGAGGTTGAGGAGCCTCCACCAAATGAGCATCCTATAACAGAGCCTACAGAGCCCGAAGTAGAGGAGCCTGAAGTAGAGGAGCCTATAGTAGAGCCTATAGTAGAGCCTATAGTAGAGGATCCTAAAGTAGAGCCTACAGAGCTTAAAGTAGAGGAACCTAAAGTAGAGGATCCTAAAGTAGAGCCTACAGAGCTTAAAGTAGAGGAACCTAAAGTAGAGGAACCTAAAGTAGAGCCTACAGAGCTTAAAGTAGAGGAACCTAAAGTAGAGGAACCTAAAGTAGAGGAAGCTAAGACCACTAAAGCTACTAAGAAGGTGAAAAAATAATGATCCTTACATTAGCCGAGGCTAAAGCACTGTTATTATTAACAGATGATAGCTTAGATGCTGCATTAGAATTATACTTGCCTATAATCGAGTCAGATATTTATATCTGTACGAAAAACGATTTTATGGTTAAGGAATATATTTCTACAGAGGTCTCAAGCGGGGTTATATATGCTGATAATGACTTGGTTCCAAATGATACAATTATGTTTGAATCTGGTATAAACGGCCAAGTACCATTAACAGTTTTAACAGCTACTTCGTCAGAGATTATCGTAACTGATGATCTTGACGATGAATCTACAGAAAATAGTTTTGTGAAGATGAAATATCCAAAGGGACTTAAAATAATAGCCGCTCAAATGATAAGGTATAAAATATACCAGAATCCGGGTATAAAATCTGAATCAGTTGGACAGTACTCCGTAACTTATGAGGAGGCGTCGTCTGGCTATCCGGTTCAACTATGGGAGGCTTTAAAAAAAGGGTACTCAAAGTATTTTAAAAGGAGTGAGTAAAAGATGGCTGTAGTACAAATTACACCACAAAGCATAGTTAATACGGGTCTAGTGCCTGCATATACTGCGGTTAGTGACGCGGGGGACGACTTTTATATGAAGAACAACGAAAAGACATATTTAGAAGTCATAAATGGCAGCGGGTCATCCTTGACCGTCACAATAACCGGAGTGGGCTATTGTGACCAGGGGTATTTACATGACCAGGAAATAACTTTGGCTGCTGGGGTCACAAGAAAAATAGGCATTTTTGAGAGGAATAGGTTTAACCAGAATTCCGGTACTTATATCGGTTCGGTTAAGATTAACTTTTCCGCAAGTGCCGATATAACTTATGGGGCATTTACATATTAATGGGGGTGGAGACACATGGCATTTACACTAATTGCGCCGAATCCAACGGATGTTTGGAGGGGCGACGGGGCGGTTTTATATAAGGATAAAGACTTAGTTGGTGAGGCAATTGTAGGAGCTTTAGACGGCGAAACTAAATTTTCCGTCGATACTGAGTTTAAAGATATTAATTACAATGGAGCCTTTGGAAAAACAAAGGATTTGATATATAAGTCCAAAATCCAACCTAAGTTAGACATTAAATTGTGTACGCTTAATTATACTAGCATGGCTCAAGTATACGCTGGGCTTACTGTCTCAGATGAGGGAGCGTATCATAAAGTATCAATTTCTACTGAGATCGTGGCCGGAGATTACTGGACAAACCTATGCTTCGCCGGCATAAGGGCTGACGGTAAGTACTTTAAGATTTACATGGATAATATTATCGGGACTGATAAAATAGAGACCTCTCTTAAAGAGGGCGATAATGCAGTAAATGACGTAACATTGTATGCATGTTACGACAGGGCTACTCCGACAACGGTTCCATGTCAGATTTGGTTGGAGGATTAGATAATGGCTATAGAAAGATACTATAGTACTTTAACATTATTGCGGCCAGGAAATACTAAAGTTAACCCAATGGGCGGACAAATAGTCGATTGGGTTAGTACCTCCTTTAAGGGGGTAATAAGTAGGAGGCAATCACAAACTAGTAATACTATGGGTAAAAGCGGTGAGCTTACCGATGCTACATTAATTTGTGAAATACGCGATCTTAAAAAAGGAGATCGCGTACGTAATATTGATGGTACGGAATATATACTAAAAGGGAACCCTAATAATGTAATGAATAGAAATCATCATTTGGAATGTGATTTACAAAGGTTAACGGGGGTGGACATATGACTATGGTAATAAATAACTTCGGTGCCGCTAATAGGTGGTTAAAGAGAGCTAATGAAGAATCCCTTAACCAGTTAGGACATTTCTTAGTTGGGGAAGCTAAGAAGCGAACTCCGGTAGACACCGGGACTTTAAGAGGTGCTAACCAACATAGGGTTATAGACGTTCGAGGTGGTAAGATGTTGCAATTATTTAATAATACTGAATATGCTATATGGGTACATGAAGGTACTAGGCGCATGGCTCCTAGAAGGTTTATAACCGACGCTATCGACGCGAACCAAGTTAGGATAAGAAGAGTAGTTGAGGAAGCATATAGGAGGGGATTTTAGGTGACTAAACAAGAGTTTATTAATAAGGTTGAAAAAATAGATAAGCCATCCATTATTATAACAGTAGTTTTATTACCAAC